CATCTTGACCTAACAGCCTTTTAACAGTTGCTTGGATAACCTGTGGATTTGTTCCGTCTGGAAATTCTAAAACCCGACCATCTGCTAATTGAGCTTTGATTGTCATTGTATTAAGTTCCCTTGTGCGTCAAACCTTAAAACTTGAGATTGTTGCTCTTGAATACCTGAAAGCTCTCTTTCTTGTGATTCAATCTTCAATTTCTGCTGATCCAAAAACGCATCTAGTGCGGCGATTTTGTTTTCTGGCGCGTCATTCGGATCGGCTAATGTTAGCTTTAATTGATTCAATTCATTATCACTTGTGTTACCGCCAAATGTTGGCTTTAACAAAGGTAATATCTGATTTTGTATTAAAGCTGTGAATTTAGTCCTCGCAGTTGATCCTTTTGTAGCCCCAAAACCAAGCTCTTTTGATAAGGCGTCAAAACCCCTCCCGGCAAGCGTACTCGTTGCAATCGGCGCTAACATTTTCAACTCATCAATTGTTTTTGTTAAGCTTGGGAGTGCCGCTTTACTTCTATTTAAATCAGTAAACGCTAAACCCTGCTCCTTTGCCATCGCCTTTGCTTTTTGTACTGCCGATTCTATAGATGGTAGCTTTCTTGCTTTAACGTCTAATTTTGACCCTTCGGTTGCGCCAGTTATTTGTGCTTGGCTTTCTGCAACTGCTGTTGTCAGTTCTGGTGTTGATGCTATTCTTTCTTGAGCGCTTATCGCTGCTCTTGGGATTAAACCACCCTCAACCGCTGCAAGTTTTTGTTTAGCTGTTAATTGTTCAATAGGTTTTAACATGCCTGATTCAGTTGTTGCGCCTTCCAACTCTTTCACTAGTGCGGATCTATCTCTCTGTCCCGCCGTCAATTGACTCTGACCTAACAACCCAACATTTTGGGCTAATACCTCGGCATTTTTTAGCGAACTTACCGCACCTTGAGTATCGCCTTGCTGTATCATCTGCAACGCTTCAAAAGTTTGGCTTGCATCCCTACCTTGATTTAACAAGTCACGACCTCGACTAGCTAAAGCCGTTTGAAGTGCCATTGTGTCACCTTGAGTAGCTTTGTTTAGAGCATCTTGATTCAATAGAGAAAACTCAGCAATAGACTTTAAATCTTGCTTGTCTTTTGCGCTTTGTAAATTTAACCTTCCAGCTTCTAGCGCTTGCTGCCCTGATTCTACTTGCTGTTGTTGCAACTGTAACGCACCAGGTAACAACTGATTTTGTTTTGCTTGTGCCATTGCTTGGTTAAATATCTGCAATGGTTGAGCTAAATTTAACGGTCTAAGTTGTAGTGATATTCTTGGATCTATAGCCATTTTAACCGCCTGCTGATGTTGGTAGAACCGATGGGGTTGGAGCTGTCGGGGCTGCTGGGGTTGGAGCTAGTAGAGCGCCGCCGATCTGACCTAACAAATCAAGCCCAGTTTGTGCGCCTGCCGTCCTTGCGTTTTGTGCGCCAATAATGCCGCCAGCCTGAGCCGCTGCGCCACTTGTTAACAAGTTGCCTTGGCTTCCTGCAACACCTAAACCAAGATTTAACAAGTTACCTATTTGCTGCTGTTGTTGCCCGATTAATGGGCTTGCCGCTAGTAATGCGTTATTGATTAATTGCTGTTGAGTGTCAGTTCCGGATAGCCTACCTTGCGCCGCTGCTGTTCGTTGTGTTTGCTGATTTAGGTTATCAAGTCCTAATTGAAACAAAGGATTAGACTGTAAAAAATCAAACTGCGCTTGAGGGTCTGTTAAGAATCCAGCTTGGGCTAAACCTTGCTCACCTAAAGTCCTAAAGGGATCGAATAAAGCAGACGATTCTAGTGCTGCCTCTTGCTGTATCGCTGCCGATTCCTCTGCTGCTGCCGCGCCCGACTTTCCAGTAAAATCAAAAGCATCATCTAAACCACGTAATCCCTCATCAATCACGCCACCCTTGCCGAACACTGGATTTGACTTATCAAATGGGTTTAAAGACTCACCCAAATCTTTTAATGAAAAGCCCATAATTATTCCTCTATCTCTCTACCACTAATTGTAAAGTATATTGTGTTTGTTTGCGATGATTCCACGTACAGTGTAGCATTTTTTGGCATGACTTGACCAACTAAGCCAAGTCCTAATTTATTCTCACCCCATACTACTATTTCAGCTGGCATTATTGGAGTGTCAACACTTTCTCCGCTAGGTACAATGTAAACTTGAAAACTAGCGTTAACTGTTCCGTTATTAGCTGCTGTAAAAGCATCAATTTTTGTATCTTCTGTCGCTGTAAATGCCACTTGTGGAGTATCAACGGCAGTATTAAATAAGTTAGTAACTAAGTTTTTAACCGCCATTATCTTTCCTCGACAACCATATAACTATCAACTTCTGCTGTGCAATTTGTTGTGCTTGTGTTGTTTGCTATTTGTAGAAATACATAATCGTTTTGGTCTAGGTTTACGTTTATATTTATATTAAAAAAAGCAACATCACGACCACCAACAAAAGAATTGACCTGCCTAGTTTGTGTTAAAACCGTTTCAAATGCACTTGCTGAGTCATCCCATTTTTGAACCCTTAAATCCAATTCATTATTTGGACCTGACTCAATGGTAAAATCAGCAATTACTTTATATTCTCTTGGTGAATTCCCCAAATGTCTAAGTTGTGAACCTGATGGATTGTCAAAGTGCTGTAAATCAAGTGTTGACCATGCCGACGCATCGATATCTTCAAATACGGCTATTGTGTTAATTGTTGTCGATATTGATGTTGCAACACCTACCGAACCCCCTTCAAAGGTGTTAGGCATTCCGTTATTACCACCCCATGAACAAACAAGCGCCGTTTCGTCAATGTTTGGCGTTATGTTTGAGTCGGTTGCATCAAATACGCCGTTTCTAGTTACAATTGCGCCCGTTATCTGCACTGTCGATGGGTTAACAAAGTTACTTGATGAAAAGTCAAAAAATGAAGCGTTTGCAGGTAAATCAATATTTTGGTTGCTTCTAAAACGTGAGGACATAGTAAAACCAGTGCCAGCCTTGAATAAAGCATAACCGCCATCTGTTAAACTTCTTACAATTGACGTATCAATGAAATAACCACCAACCCAAGTACCTGAAAGTGTTAATTCTGGAGTGCCACCAAATCGGCCTGTGCCAGTTTCTAAACCTTGTCTGTAGTTGTTAATCTCGCCTAATGCTGTGCAGTTATTGTAGTTTATTCTTACAAATTCAAACGCATCAAAACCAGTCGCGCTTGTTAAATTATAAACCTGTGAACCTGTGCCGGTAACTTCAATTGCATAATCTTGCCCTAATACGTTTCCACTTCCACCCGATGGACTTTCAAACATTACATAGTTAGGGTCTGAACAAGTAAGTTTAGAAACGTCAAAACTAACACCTGTGATACTAATTCCACCAGCAGGAATTGAAACAGTAACGCCAGACATATCAATAATGCCATCTATCAGATAAACTTTTGTACTGTCTATTGTGCCTCCTAATGTGCTTGCTACATTATCTTGATTTACTGTGATTGTGCTTTCTAGGTTATCAGCATATAACTCAGTAAAGTTAGCCTGTGTTTTTGTGAACGCACTAAAAAGAGTATCCCCCGCTTTAGCGTCTGCCGTTCCTATGTTTATATCTTGTTGAGCCATTACGCTATGACCTTATCCGCTGTGATTAATGTTGTATCGGTAGTGAACCCAGTTGTATCTATTGTAAACTCCGGCAACCCTTGAGATTCTTTAAACAACTGCTGAACAAATGAGTTAAAGTTTTCACCGACTTGGTTTTCTAGTTCAGTTATTCTTGCCGTATCGCTTTCAATTTCATCTTTTGAGCCGCCAGTTCTGTTATACAACTGAAATAAAATAGTTTGTATTTGTTCAGCCCATGACCTTAATTCTGGGTTCTTTAAAAACTCAGGGGGCAGTCTCGGCATTGGTGGTGGGTTTACATTAACTGCCATTATCTACCTGCAAATTTTAAATCTATTGTTCCAGAGTATATAGAGTAACTAACTGGGTCAGTTGTTGTAATCCTAAATATGCAATCGTAAAAACTAGCTAAGTTGTATAATTCAACTCTCATCGTGTTTTCACCTAACCTGCCAACTCTAGGCCACCCGATATGGTTAAACGTCTTACCTCCATCATAAGAGGCTTCTATAAGTATTCTCGGGTCTTCACCTTGTCCACTTATTAAACCCGTTCCAGCTTCCATTATAAATTCAAACTTTGACATTTGAACCCTAGCGCCTTTTTTCCCTAGCAAGTCACCGTTAACTGAGTTTGTGACTCTAGTTCTTTTTAATGTCTCGCCGTCATTCATAAAAGTATCAAGGTCTAATTCGTAAACTTTTCCGTTTAATTCATCAGCTAACAGGTTTTTACCGTATACATTGATTAGGCTAGAGCCTTGGTATCTTCCACCCTCTAAACCGCTGGAAAGTTCAAACCATCCTTGTTGACCTAAAGACTCATTCAACACTAAAGTTGTGTTTTCTGCATTAAAGTGGATTGCGTAGAAGTTTTGACCTTGGAAAGTAAACGTGTAAGCGTAGGCTTGCGATTGTGTGTACTGGCTTATTGTGTTTGATATTGCGTCTGTGCTTACTCTTTCTTTTACACCTGATCGAGTTCTATATATAGCGTTATCATCACCTAACCAATACAAAGATTCGTCGGTTTTTGCAATAGAATGTAAAGCAACACAACCCGTCTCTAATAACTGACCCTCTAGGCGTGATATAGGCGGTGTTACATTTGGGTTGTTATACCAAATCTCTGTCGTTCTATCGCCAAACCTATAAATTCTTTCATCAAATACAAAGTCTCTAACTAGATTGTCGGGACTAGATTCAGCGCCTATTTGTCCATCTGTGGTAAAAAGTTTTGTTGTGTTGTTGAGGTTTGCGACAAAACTAACACCGTCAAATGTAAACAAAAATTGACTATTAATAAAATCAACTGACTTTGCACCACTTACGCCTGTTGTTGACGATGTTGTCAGGTTGTTTGTATCACTAGAATAAATATAGGTTATTGTTCCAGTAACGATAATTAGGTTAATTCCATCATCAGCGAAAACGCATCTTTCACCGCCGCCTATTGTGCCTAAATCAGTGTGAGTGCCTAGACTATCAATCTTGTATAAAGTGTTGTCTTTTACTTGATAAAGAGTCTCAGACATTCGCCACATGCCTCTATCAACTAATTTAGTTGAAAAACTACCAAGTTGTTTTAGCCCTGGGAATGGAAGTAATACAAAACTTTCTTTAGCAATTGGGTTTGCTTGTTGATACCAGTTAACCGTTTGTTGGCTGGAAAGAGGTTTGGACCTTGATTGATAACTCGGGCCTGTAGGGTTAAAGGTTACTTGTGCGTATGTCATACGATGTTACCGCGATCTAAACTCATAGATGGAGCAGGGCCAAACCGTCCTTTTTTCTGTGATTTGTTAGCGCCTTTAATCGCATTTAAAAACCTTACGTTGTATTTTTGCGCCTGTTGGTCTTCTTGTGCATAACTAAAGAACTCTGTCAGCGCACCAAATAAATAAACATTAGGATAGTTGGTTAGCACTGAGTTAGTTTGGTTAGTGTCGTTTATCGCAGAAGGTCTTGCATAATACTGTATTTCTACTTTGTAATTTTGGTCTGGTGTTCTATCGAATTCAATTTGATCACCGATAATAGTAAAGAAATTAGGCTTGCCGGTGTAAGGATAACGCCTTAATTGCTCCGGCGTTTGGTATCTTATCTCGTCATCCGCTGAGTCAGTAACAAAACGAATAGATCGCATTTTTTGAAATCTTTCTGGCAATGAAATATAAACAGTACCAACCGTCAACTGTGTGTCAATGGTTTCCATGTCTCTAATTTGCAAAGGCTCTATCTCATTGTTATACATTTCCG